CCTGATCCGCAGAGGGCGGATCGTCAAGCGAGAGCTCGTAGTGGGGTACGAGGGCCGAGTGCACGTGTACGGTAGCGCGCAAATGGTGGCGACCTCGTGCAACCGCACCGTCAACGTGTACGCCTTGATCGACAGGAGAAGATGATGCCGAAGCGTGTGATCGATCTCAGCAAGGATGCCCTCAAGACTCGGATCACCGCACTGTCTTACGGTGCGTCTCGGTCGGGCAAAACGCGTTTCCTCGCCGGGTTCCCGCGCCCCCTCGTCATCGCGGATGCGAAGGAGTCGGGGTGGGAAACGATGCGGACGATGCCTGATGACGCGTTCTACGAGCCGGGCCGCAAGCCTGTCGTGTGGGCTGTGGACGACGCTCAGCAGATGATGGAGTCGATCCGCGACGCGGAGGCCGACATCAAGCGCGACCCGGACTCGTTTTGGACGGTGGGCGTTGATTCGCTTACGTTCTACGTGGACGGCTATCTCGCGGAGCTCGAGCTCCGCCAGCGCCAGGCCAAGGGTGGCGAGACCGGCGAGCGGCGGCTCCTCTACCAGGATCTCGCGTTCCACCTCAAGTATCTGATGGGGCGCGTGCACCAGCTCCACACCACGAACATCGTGTGGCTTTGTCTACACAAGGAGCCTGAGGAGGGCAAGCTCGGGGGCCCGCTCCTCGTCGGGCAGATGGCAGGGAAGGCGCCGGCCCTCTGCGATCACCTGTTCTACCACCGGACCTACCGCCCGGGGGGCACGGGCGAGAAAGCGGCGCCGCCGGTCTACGAGATCCGCACGCGCCCGTGGGGGCCGTTCATCGCGGGGGGCCGCGACGGCGGAGCCCTCCCCGATCCCCTCGTCCTCGACGAGGAGTGTGGGTTCAAGCAAGTCGAGCAATTTCTGGGCCTGGAACCGCGCGCCGCGCGGCCCGCGCCCGTTCAGGGCGTGGCGCGCCGTGTTGGCGCGGCCCGGCCAATCAACCGCTAGCGAAGGAGCTGAGAGATGTCCGAGCAGATGAATGACTACATCGAATTGGGCGGCATGGTCACCGATCAGGACGCGCAGGCGTGGGACGGAAGCGTCAACTTCCCCGACCCGGGCGAGTACCTGTTCGAGGTCGTGGGCTGCGACAAGGGCCAGAGTCGCAAGGGGACCCCGCAGGTGGAAATCACCTTCGAGGTCGCCGACGGCGAGGCAACCGGGAAGCGCATGAAGGGCTGGTATGCTCTCACCGAGCGCGCCATCGGTCGGCTGTGCGCCGTCCTCAACGCCTGCGGCGTGCGCCTCGACGAGCGCGGGGGCTTCTCCACGCAGGCCGTGATCGGCGCCCGGCTGATCGCGACCGTCGCGGAGAACACCTACACTGTGACGGACCCCGTCACCCAGGAGCCGATCACCAAGACGAACGTCAAGCTCATGGGGGAGAAGGCCCTCCCCAAGGCGCCCCCGGCCAAGAAGGGATCGCCGTCGGCGCGCGTTCAGGGCCGCTGAACGCCTGATCGGGACGCCGACCGGGATAACTTGGGCGCGGAGCTTAGGGGAGGCCGTCCTCAACCTAGGCGAAGCCTACCGGACGGCCCCGGTACGGCGTCCCCCTTGAGGTGTTCAGATGCTACAGCGAGACGAGCACGAGCTCCGGTGCCCGAAGTGCTATAGCGCGAAGGTGCGGAGCGTCAAGGTCGAGGAGGATCGCTGGTTTTACTGTGCGACGTGCGATAACAACTTCAAACCGAACGGTCATGCCGTAGTCGTCTGCAAAGACGATCGGTGCACACGCGATGAGCTCCACCTCGAACACCTTCCGCCGAAAACACCGCTCACGCGCGGCGGGGATCGGACCATACCGGTCTTCTGCCCGAATTGCGGCGACAAGGTTCTCAAGCACGAGGACCCTCCGCGATGCCGCTCGTGTGAATGGCGTCGCGTCACTACCGAAGAGGCTCGCCAGGCTGCGCTGGCCCGGTGGCTCGAGTGTCCGCTGTGCGCTGGCCGCGGCACGGATGGTATGGTGGCTTGCGAGTTCTGCAACGGATCGGGGACCGTGCACCGCTCACAGCTTCGAATCGCCCAACGCTACAAGAAGGGAAGGGGACTAGCCAAATGACCGAGCACGAAATCATGCAGGAAGCCCGGATCGCATTCGACGCCTACGCCGGCTCGGACGTTCCCCCCTCGATGACGTCGGACGTGTTCATCGAGCTCGTCACGCTGCAAGCGCGGCTTGCGGCGTGGCAGGCGAATCACTTCGGCGCACAGCCGCTCGTGAATCAGGTTCTCGGGGTCTGCGAGGAGGCCGGGGAGCTCGCCCACGCGGCCCTCAAGCACGTGCAGGGGATCCGAGGGCTGAAGGACCCCGACGCCCTCCGGGCGAAGGCCTCCGACGCGCTCGCCGACCTCCTCGTCTACTCGATGCAGGTGGCGACGATCCTCCGGCTCGACCTCCTCACGACCCTCGTGCTCACGGCCCGCGAGGTCATGAAGCGGGATTGGGCCCGCGACCCTGCCAACGGCGGCATGCGCGCGCAGGTGGCGCAGCCCGACGATCGGAAGGACGGGGGCGACGAGGACGACGAGGAGGAGGCCGAAGAGGAAGGTCGCGCATCGTGAGTGGTTTCGCCAAGATCTGTGACTGCCCCGGTGACGGGCAGGGGTTCTATCGGCACCAGAAGCTGTGCCAATACGCTGGGGCGTGCGTTCACGGGGTCGCGGCAAAGGATGTCTGCGGCGAGTGCGTGCAGAAAGGTCTCGAAGCCGCCGCTCAGGTCGAGCTCTGCGGCCACGGCTACCCGCGCGACACGTGCCAGCGTTGCAAGATCGTCCGAGGCCACGTCCCTCTCCCCGCCCCTCTTCCCAAATCAGGGGTGTATGACCGCGATCGCGTCAACCATCCTGCGCACTACGGTGGGGCAGAAAACCCGTATGAAGCGATCAAGGTGATCGAGGCGTGGGGGCTTGGATTCTGCCTCGGTAATGCCGTAAAATACATCTGTCGCGCGGGCAAGAAGGAGGACACGCTCGAAGACCTTCGCAAAGCCGCGTGGTACCTGAACCGCGAGATCGAGAGGCTCAAGTGAACGCTCAGCACTCCAGCGAAAGCGACGGCTGGCTTACCCCATTGTGGCTCCTCGAGAAGGTTCACGCCGTCCTCGGTGAGATCGACATCGATCCCGCGTCCTCGGCGTTTGCCAATCGGCGCGTGAAAGCGCGTTCGTTCTATGGCCATCGGACCGACGGCCTCTCGGAGCCTTGGGGGATCACGTCGTCGCCGGGGGCGTTCTTTTGTAACCCTCCGGGGGGAACGAGGATCCTTGCGGGCCTCGACGGGGGGACGGGGCGCCCCCAGTCGCAACAGATCCTTTTCTGGGCGAAGGCAATGCTCGAGATCCAGACGGGACGCGCCTCCCACGGCATCTTCCTCTCGTTCTCCCTCGAAGCCCTCTCGCGTTCGCAGGCGCGCACGTTCCCCGCGATGACGGACTTTCCCCTCTGCATCCCGCCGAAGCGGGTGCGCTACGATCGCCCCGATGGGACGCCGGGCCCCTCTCCTACTCACGCCTCCGCTGTGATCTACGTGCCGGGGAAGACGGACGTCACAGGCCTGTTTGCGCGGGTGTTCCAAGACGTCGGCGCCCTCCTCAGCCCCGGCGTGCCGTTCACGGGGCCGAAGTTCACCTACGCAGAGGAGCAAGCGTCGAGGCTCTCCAGCTCGGGGCGCCGTTGACCTGCTGTTCTAACTGCACGACCGATGCGACGGGGGGCGTCGCGCAGTGTGCGGCGTGCGAAGAGTGCGACCTGGCGACGGCGGAGGCGCTCTCGGCGTGGATCGCATGGCGCCGGGCGGAGGAGCGGAGGCGGAAGGCCTTCGAAAGTCGGCTCAAGGCGATCGCGTCATGACCGAGCCCGCACGCAAGCTGGCAACCGTGCCGCAGATCTTGCGGGGCCCTGGGACGTCGCCGAAGTGCGGAGAGTGCCCGTTCGGGAAGGAGGGCAAGCCGTCGCTCCCCGTGCGTGGCGAGGGGCCTGCGGAGCCCCTCCTGATCGTCATCGGCGAGGGCCCTGGGGAGAACGAGCGCCACGTGGGCCGGCCATTCGTCGGGGCCTCCGGGAAGATGGTGCACGATGTCCTCGAGCGGCTGGGAACCGAGCGGCCTCAGCTCTGGATCTCGAATGCCCTCCTCTGCACGCCGCGGGGGGCGACGGACTCTCAGAAGGAAAAGGCCCGCGAGTGCTGTGCTCCGCGCCTCAAGGAGGAGCTCGCAGCCTTTCCAGGGCGCCCGATCTTGGCCCTCGGCTCCGTCGCCGCCCGGACCCTGATCGGCTCGGACTTCTCGATCTCCAAGCTCGCGGGCTCCTACCACGAGATCGACGGCCGCGGCATCATCCCCACGATCCACCCCGCGGCGATCCTCCGCGGCGGCGCCGAGGGGGAGGCGCATCGGCCCGACCTGCTCTATTGGCTCCTCCTCTACGATTTCTCGAAGGCCATCCGCCTCGGTCAGGGCAAGCTCGAGCCCTTCACCGAGGATGTCGAGTGGGAGCTCGAGGACCCGAACCGCGCGCACGAGCTGATCTCAGGGGTCGCGCGCGACGCGCGCTGCCTCAAGCTCCTGGCGTGCGACCTCGAGACGGATTCCCTCTCCGCCTACAAGGCTACGCTCGACCTGATCGGCGTGGGCACCGTCGAGGGGGCCGTGTCCGTCCGATGGGACATCCTCCAGCCGCGCACGCGTCGGCTCCTCGCGGCGTTGCTTCGGGACTCCACGATCACGAAGTCGTTTCAGAATGGCTCGTTTGACCGTCCGATTTGCAGACGGTACGGCATGCCGGTCTCGGGGCCCATCGAGGACACGATGACGGCGCATCAGAACGCGTTCCCCGGGCTCCCACACGACCTCCAGCGCATCGCAACGCAGATCTTCCCCATCCGACCCTGGAAGGCAGAGTACCGTTCGAGCGGCGACAAGCCCGAGGACAAAGCGCGGTACAACGCGCTCGACACCCTCGCGACCGTGCGGCTCACCAAGCCTCTACTCTCGATGGTGAAGCACACGAAGTCGGAGCGGACCTACCAGGCCGATATGGAGGCGATGGCCTACCACGAGCGGATGCATATCGTCGGGATCCCGCTCGACCGGAAGCGGAATGCGGAGCTTGAGGAGAAGTTCTCCGCCGACGTCGCGCTCGCGCGCGTGGGGATCGAGTCGAAAGCCGCGGCCCCCGAGATCCACGACAAGCTCTTTGACCGGCTCGCCATGGAGCAAGCGAAGCGGCCCCGGGGGGCATCGGGGAAGCAATTCACCAAGACAGGCAAGCCCTCGGCGAGCTATCGGCCCGCGGACCCCCCTGGTTTCCTCGATCGCCACCGGATCCGCCTCCAGGAGCTCCATGACGCCTACGCGGCCGACTGCCCGGAGTGCGAAGGCCTCGGGGAGATCACGACGGGGCGACACGCGGCCCTTGGTGAACGCCGCAAGCCGGAGAACGTGCCGCGCGTGGGCGTGTGCTCCGAATGCCGCGGCTCCGGGCGCGGCTGGACCTTCCTGATCAACTCCCCGGAGCACGTCGCGGCGTACCTCAAGGCGCGCGGCGTCCCGATGTTCAAGGAAACCGAGAAAGGCAAGGTGGCGACCGATCGCGAGGTCCTCGACTCCCTCC